AGCACCGCGATCACTGACTACACGATCGAGAAAGACGGTGTAAGACTTGCATCGACTCCGGCAGGCACGGTTACGATCAAGTACACATACGCGGCACAGTAAGGAGTGAAACATGATCGGCGAACTGTTACACGAAATCAGGAACTACTTCGACAAGTCGCGTTACTTTGGCACGTTCCGCATCGTGGACGGTTCGCTGATTTTCGATGAGAAAGAAATTCCAATTCAGACGGGGCAGTATTTCCGGATCTGCGGATCGGTGTTCAATGACGGGGTGTACCAGTACCCGTACGAAGAACTGCGGGATGAGGAATGGACGGGGGCCATATGGCTCCTTGCCATCCCCCAGGAAGTGATCGACTTGAGCAATGATATCGACAAATGGAATGAGGCATACGGTGCCACAGGACCGTATACATCAGAATCATTTGCCGGATATTCGTACACCAAGGCAACTTCCAAGAATGGCGGAAAGTATACCTGGAAAGATGAATTTGCAAATCAGTTAAAGAGGTGGAGGAAGATATGCCCGTATTAGGATCATTACTGGATCAGGCCATGGAGGATTGCCACATAAGAGATAAGACAACTGTGCCGGACGGCTACGGCGGAGTTATCACCAAATATGTTGACGGAGCTCCGATCAAGGCGGCCTTCGCCTTTGATATGTCCACACAGGGCAGGATCGCGAATGTGCAGGGAGCCACAGATACATGCACGATTACCACGCGAAAATCTGTGGTATTGCAATCTGGTGATGTAATCAGACGCGATAAGGACGGAATGATATTCCTGATCACCACGAACGGGGGAGACTATATGACACCAGAAAGCGCGGATCTGAATTCACGCGCAGTAAAGGCGAAGGTATGGAAGGAACCCGTGAAGGGAGGGGCGAATGGATAACTGGCAGGCGCTCCAATCATTCTGGTCGGGATTCGAATGGCCCGCATATGATGAGCAGACGGCATTCCCGGAAGGATATATGCCAGCTTATCCGCACATCACTTATCAATCGGCTGATGGAGATTTCGGGCGGACTGCTTACCTTGTGGCTCATCTTTGGGACAAGGACGAAGATCCGTATTCCGTCAACTGGATGAAGATCAAGCAGAAGGCGTCAGAGATCAAAAAATATATTGGCCTTGGTGGTTGCAAGATCAATGTGGACGGCGGCCAGATATGGATCAAGATACCCGAATCAATGACGTTTGCGGAGCCGATCGGAGCCGATCCTGATGATCCGACACTGAAAAGGATACTGCTCAATATAGAAGTGGATTTTCTGTCGATTGAATAGGAGAAGAAAAAATGGGAATGAAATTTACCAAAGTTGCCTCTGATGCGTTCGAAAAATTAACGCTGAATGCGGGCATCATTTGCAGGACGTTTGTCCCGGATACCGGTGTGGTGACTGACATCATCGCGGCTACAACGGGCGGCCTGACATTTGCTGAAAATCCCACGTATACGGATTTCGGCGAAGATGTGGATAACGTCCCGGCAAACACGAAGCAGATGCTCCGAATCACTGCATATGACCCTGTCATCAGTGGCACACAGCTCACACTGGACGCGGCAACGATCGCGGAGCTGATCGGCGGAGCGGATGTAGGAACTGCAAGCACAGCGGGAGTTACGAAGATCTCCCCGAGGGCTGTGCTGAAAGAAGCAGATTTCAAGGATCTGTGGTTCATCGTTGACTATTCCGATGTAAACACAGGAGCCACAGCGGGATTCGTAGCGATCCATCTGATTAACGCGCTGAACAGAACCGGATTTCAGCTTCAGACCGGAAAGAACGCGAAGGGCCAGTCCACGTTCGAATATCACGGTCACTACGACATCACAGACGAAGACCAGACCCCGCCTTTTGAGGTCTACATTAAAAAGGGTACAGAATAATAAGGAGATACCAATATGACGAAAAATCTGGCGAATTGCAAACCAAGCGAATTTCTGAAGCAGACCAACAGGATCAGGCATTACGTCCAGAAATGGATGGATGTCACAGAGATCCCGAAGATCCGGAAGAGGCTTCCGCAGATTCCCGAAGGGACAACGGAAGAAGAAAGGAAGAAACTGATCCGGCAGCAGTCCATGAAGAATCTGAGCGATATTCTCGATTCTGCTCTGGATGCTCATCCTGAGGAAACGATGGGAGTGCTGGCACTGGCCTGCTTCATCCCGGCGGAAGAAGCGGAAGACCATCCTATGGAGGAATACCTTGATGCCCTGGGACAGCTCATGGAAAGCGAGGGTGTGATTCGTTTTTTTACTTCGTTGCTGATTTTGGCGCAGAAGAGTGGGACATAACAGGGATCAATCCAGAAATGGTAGACCTGATGGGAAAGGGGTATGTGGTGGAGTACTGCATATCCCTTTTGCGTAAGAAACAGGAGAAAAGACGATTCCAGATATATCTCACTGATGAGTTGAGAGTGTTGAACAACAACATTTGCCACGCATTCGGAGGCGCCAAGATCACGCAGCGATACGCAGATTATTTCAAGAAAGAAGATACGAGGACTGCCGGACAGATCGTGAAGGACACGATGAGAAAGGCCGGGCTCACATTTGCAAAGGATATAGAGCATGAGTGAGTTATTTAAGCTTGTGGCCAAACTCACACTTGATACAACCGAGTTTGACCAAAACACAGATAGAGCAAAAGAAGAAGCGGGCAATTTTGGCGAATCGCTTGTAAACGCGGGGAAAATAGGCGTGGCGGCGCTTGCGTCAATCGGCACTGCGGTCGTTGGAGCAGCTACCGCACTCATAAAGGGCACGGGAGAAGTTGCCGCGTATGGTGACAACATAGACAAGATGTCTCAAAAAATGGGCATGAGCGCGGAAGCATATCAAGAATGGGATGCGGTTATGCAACATTCTGGGACGTCTATGGAAACCATGAAGGCGTCCATGAAGACGCTGGCGAACGCCGCCGAAACAGGAAGCGATGCGTTTGAGAAGCTGGGGATCAGCCAGGAGGAGCTCGCGAGCATGTCCCAGGAGCAGCTTTTCGAGCGGACGATCTCTGCGCTGCAGAACGTCGAGGACGAGACGCAGAGGACGTACCTTGCAGGAAAGACTCTGGGCAGGGGCGCCACAGAGCTTGGCGCTCTTCTCAACACCTCTGCGGAAGATACGCAGGCAATGCGTGACCGCGTAAGAGAGCTGGGAGGCGTCATGAGCGATGAGGCTGTTAAAGCAGCCGCAACGTACCAGGACAGTCTGCAGGATATGACAACTGCTATTTCCGGCGTCAAGCGCGGAATCCTGGCGGAGTTTATGCCGTCACTGACAACTATGATGGACGGCATCACTAATATATTCGCCGGCGACTCAGACAAAGGCATAAATCAGCTCGAAGATGGATTTGACCAATTGTTCGTGACGATTGACCAGTCAGCGCCAAAGGCAGTAAAAGCGATAGGATCTATTCTGACAGCGATTGGGGGTGCGATTGAAAAGAACCTGCCAAAGATCGTGCAGAAAGGTGCTGACCTGGTAATGAATCTTGCATCGGGAGCCATAGAAGGCATCCCGAAAGTTGTAGAAGGCGTCGGGACCGTTTTTGAGGTTATATTGGAGACGGTGACCGATGCGTTCCCTGGCATGATTGAAGCGGGAGTGTCGCTCATTGGGCAATTGAGCGAAGGGCTTGTCGAAGGAATCCCTACAATCATCGGTAACATTCTCCCGATGATTGAAAGTTTTTCTGAAACGTTCCGAGAAGGCGCCGGAAACCTGGTTGATGTAGGCATTGAATTTATCCTCAACCTTGCGCAGGGCATCATGGATTCGCTTCCCACGCTGATTGAGCAAGTGCCGCAAATAATCATCAACTTTGCCGGAGCGATTAATGATAACGCGCCAAAACTGCTTGTCGGTGGTGTGAAGTTGATATGGATAATCATACAGGGAATCATTTCTGCGATCCCTACACTGGTTGCCAACATACCGAAGATTTTTGAGGCGGTTTTTGCAGTATGGCAGGCTCTTAACTGGATCAACCTCGGAAAGAACGTCATTGAGTTTATCAAGAACGGAATCGAGCAGTTAATGACCAATATTCCGCAAGCCTTGAAGGACATCGGTAACAAGGGTATTGAGTGGTTCAGAAGCGTTGACTGGGCGGGAGTTGGTAAGAAGGCTATCCAATTTATCGAAACGGCAATCCGTGGAGTTGCATCGCTTGTCCCGCAGGCACTGCTGAAAATCGCCACAGATGCATGGCACGCATTTAACTCTATTGACTGGTATGACCTCGGCTCAAATATTATCCAAGGCATCGTAAACGGCTTGAGGGCGGGTGTTGACTGGATAACAAGTGCGGCAAGAGATGTGGCGCAGAGGGCAAAGGATGCGGCGAAGAATCTTCTCGGTATCGAGTCCCCTTCCAAGGTCTTCAGAGATGAAGTCGGTAAGATGATCGACAAGGGACTTGCTATCGGTATTGACCGCAACGCAATGGACGTTATTGAATCCGCCGAAAGCCTGTCTAAGAGCCTCATAAAGCCGTTTGAAGGGCTTGAAGCACCAACTCTAGGGATAAGCACAGAAAACGTCACTGCGGGCGCATATCAAGCTTATATGACCGCATTAATCGCACAGGCGATAGCGGCGAACAACGAAGCCTTAATTGACAGGATGTACGAAGCAATGTTTGCGGCTATGCAGGACGGCGGCTTCGGTATCCAGTTAGACGGTCGTGAAGTCGGCAGAATGATGAGAGAGAGCGGGGTGGTGATGGCATGATTCCAGTGACTTACATATCATCCGCAGGAAACACCTACCAACTCCATACGAAAGACGGTGCGCTACACAAAAGACTACCGTTTCGGTCATGGAGTTGGAAAGTACGGGGAACAGATTTGGAGCAAGGAGTGCGGGTATCTGGATTCACCCGAGCGGCGGCTCAGTACAAGTCAGAGTTGTTGTTCTTTGGCACAAAGGAAGAGCAGGAAGAACTTATCAACGATTTGCATGATGATTTTGAGGGCGATCTCAGAAGGAAGCAAACGGGCAGAATCATTGTTGAAGACCAGTATATTGACTGCTATATCACGGCGGTTGACGCAAGATACAAGGACGGATGCACGACTGACAGTATTCAGATTTATGCCCCGTATCCTTTCTGGCGGCAGGAGCAGGTCATCAACCTCAGCCCATCCGCAGAGCAGACAAGCGGCTTTCTGGATTTCCCGTTTGACTTTCCTTTTGACTTCACTGCTCCGACATCGGGGCGGCGGATTGTACACTCTGATTTCCCGTTTGAATCTGAGTACAAGATGGTGATATACGGACTTGCGGTCAATCCACGAATAGTAGTCAATGGCTATGCTTATGTCCTCTATGCCACCATCCCCGAAGGGGCTTATGTGGTCATAGATTCAAGAGCAAAGACCATCATGATGTACAACTCCAACGGGACGAAGACGGATTTGTTCAACTTCCGCAACAAGACAAATTCAATCTTTCGCAAGATTCCTGCGGGCAATCTGGACATATCGTGGGATGCATCATACGGTGTTGACCTTACGATCTACAGAGAGCGCTCTGAGCCGAAAGGAGCACTGGCATGAATGAGATTATAGTTGCCAAGCCAGACGGGGAAGAATTGAGAGCAGTCCTGTACACGGAATACGATTTCGAAACAGGGGATGACAAGGCGAGCACATTTTTAGTCACCTGCCTCACCAATGAATGGCAGTCAATGCCAGACGGAGCAAGAATCTATATTCCAGATACAGAGTACGGCGGGCTGTACAAAAAGACCGAAGTTGTCAGCAAGTATGGCACGGTGGCGGCGGGCGGATACACTTGGAGAGGGCTGATGCACAGAAAAGTGATCCAGCCGCCTACTGGACAGGATTACGCCGTAGACAGTGGCGAGTTGAACGCAATCATAAAAAACCGTGTAGAAGCCGCATTTCCCGCTTTAATGACGGGATCGAATGATACTACGGATGTGACTGTAAGCTATCAGCACAAGCGTTACTGCACGCTTTATGACGGCATTAGGGAGATGCTTGCATCGGTAGGGTACAGGATGCGGATTAGGTATGACCAAGAACTTGCAAAGGTTGTTGTCGATGCAGTCCCCCGTATGGATTACTCGGACGAGATTGAGTATTCATCCGACATGAACGCAGATTACAAGATGACTCTCGACTATATGGGGATAAATCATCTTATCTGTCTTGGAAATGGGGAGTTGAAGAATCGTATCGTTATCCATTTGTACGTTGACCAGTACGGCAGAATCTCGACTCGCCAGACCTATTTCGGTGAGGATGAGGTTGTCGGAATTTACGACTACAAAGGAGCGTCAAGAGACGAACTCATGAAGTCGGGGATTGAGCAATTGCAGAGGGACATTAACCGAAGCAAGTTTTCCATCGACATCGACAGTCTGAAAGAGGTGGCTATTGGTGACATCGTAGGGTCAAGGGACTACACGACAGGGTACACCGTCAAAGCACCCATCACAAAGAAGGTTGTCAAGTGCAGAGACGGGAAAGAAACGGTCGAGTACAAGTTGTCAGAGGAAGTAACCGTGGAGCAGACATCATCGCTCTTATCGGTAGCAAGGAGTGACGCATGAATATTTTAACTGGGTATCGTGCTGAGCCGCATTATAGCGGTCAGCAGATGCGGGACGAAAACATAGCTGTATATGGGTCTGGAGTACGCATTTTAAAGGTCGGGTCGCAGATGGCGGCGACCGTTGTATCTGCCAATGAGATTACAATCGCGGATGGACTGGTAGTAGCTGAAGGATGCACGGCAGAAGTGGCAAGTGGTACGACAGAATCAATCACCGTTGAGAACGGGGAACAAGATCTTCTCAGAAAGGACTTGATCGTTCTGAGGTATACCAAGGATGTATCCACCAATATCGAAGACATGCAGTTAGCTATCATCAAGGGCACATCGGCTTCTGCTAATCCTGTATTGCCCGAATATACATCTGGCTCAATTGCTGACGGTGACACGCTTGTGGAATTCCCGCTTTACGAGGTCAATATCAACGGAATCACCATTCAGTCAGTGATCCCGCTTGCCACAGTATCAAATAATGCAGTTGTCGGCACTATTGACGATGCCGTCACCAGAGTCACCGCAGAAGAGACAAAGACTGCGGGAATTGTGCAGACTTACACATTCTCGGTAGCGGCGGGAACTTACGACTACAAACGATTCCCCGCCTCTACCATCATGCTCATTGTCAACTCGGCTTACCCGTCAGCCGATATGAAAGGTATTTATCTGATCGGCGTTGCGGGCAACAGAAACGTCGGAATTAAGACTGTATCGGCGGCATCCAATGTTGCCATTGACGTGGTTACACTGGATGGCAGACCTACGATTAGGGTGCATAACATGGGTAACGCTTATATAAGAACAACGTACATCGTGACGTATCAACTTTGAGGAGGGAGGTAGAAAATGGCATTAACAACGCTTGAGACAAATATCGTATTGGATGTTTATGACCATGACGGAGAAAGACCGTCAATCAAGTCTATCGCCCTTGATGATAATGTCAGATATGTATTCGCAAGGCTCACATATCAAGGCAACACTTACGACATCGGTAGCACTGCGTCCGTCAAGTTAGTCATCATCCGTCCCGATAAGGTCGGGGCACAGGTAGCGGGCGAAGCGAAAGAGATTCAGATGGGGCAGGAAGATGAGAGCATCGTATCTATCTACGGTGCTTACGCTGAACTGGATCAGCCCGCCATCGCCGTCGCGGGAACGCTCCTCGGTCAGTTCATAATCACTTCCGGCGACCAGATTCTGCGGTCGCAGATCTTCGCCGTCAATAACGGTCAGGCCCTCGACGCCGACACCTGGGCGGGAGATTATAATGGATATAATCTCGACGAACTGGTGGAAAAAGTCGATAATGCCGTGAAGAAAGTGGACGGCATGGAGGCTGACGTTAGTGAGTTAAAGAGCGA